CACATCTGCACGCGTCCTGCCGCGCTGATGCGCGCCAAGCGCACCTGATGACTGGCGTGGCAGGGCATTGAAGCTCTGCCGCGCACGTCGCCGGAGAACATCATGCCCGCCACCGCTCGCTACCATGCCCTTCGCGACCGCGTTCTGGCGCGGGTGGACCATGTTCACGCCGAGCCGGTGCGCCTGTCGTTCATGAAGGGCGGCGCGGTTGATCCTGCACGGCCTGCCATCGAGATCGAGGCGGTGCTGCGCGTCGGTGGCGGCAAGGAGACTGCCGTTTCCGGCCGTGGCGCCGATACCGCATGGCGAACCCGCATCCAGGCGCAACGCGCCGAGCTTCACATCGACCGCGCCAAATATCCGCTGATCGTCGTGCGCAAGGGCGACAAGGTAAAGGCGCTGTCGCGGCCGGGCGAGCCGTGGTTCGAGGTGCTGGCCATCGATGATCGCACCATGACGCGGCTTGTACTGCAATTGGGAGAGGCGTGATGCTGTCCCGGCTGGCGATCCGCATTGCGACCG